AATAAAGATATCATCATCAAGCCATTCGTTCAGATCGTTCATGGCAATCTTTGCCATTTCCATGTCATCGATGTCCGACTCTTCGATCCATCGATTTAGCAAGGCTCGATGCTCGATCTTAAATTTCTGATGTGGGGTCTCTGTCATCTTCCTCATTTTCGATACAACTTATTAGCCTACTTAAACCGGCAATCTCACCCGACAGACGGGCAAGTTTTTGTGGATTGTCTACATGGGTGTAATCCTGAAAGTCTACCAAGCAGGAGTCTCTTTGTTCCTTGATGAATTTCTTGACGAATTTCCATTCTGTTTGATCGCCCAAGCCCGCAATAGCATCTGATAAATTCATTACATTGAACTTGCTGGTACATTACCAGGCGCGGTCCCAAGTTGACCGATTAGAGCGTTCCTTTGTTGGGCTTGCTGTTGCTCAAGCTGGCCAGCATATGTCTGTAGCCTCTTCGCAAAATTCTCGTCCTCCTGCATCCTTTGTTGGATGTCTGTGGCTGGAATTTCTTCCGTTCCTTGCAGATATGTCTGCATGAATTGTAGTCGAAGTTGGGAATTTGCACCCTGTGGCGCATTGACCACCTGACCACTAAAGATTTTAGCAAGATCCGCAGATGTTTCCTTAATCTCCTTATCGGTTGCCTCTTCAGCAGGTGCAATTAATTGACCAGCAAGGTTTGGATCGATTGCTTCGATAACTTTGCGCAGATATACATCGTAGCGAGCTTGGCCTTGTCGATCATACTGAGACATTAACTTACCAACTGTGTCCAACTTCTGAAGAACCTTTTCCTCATCCTGGTTCATCGAGTTCCAACTGATATTAAAATCATACAACTCCGCAGTTTCATCCAAGATAAGCTGTGCGCCTTGCTCGTTATTCGTTACCCGAAACCAAACCATTGGGCCCGAATAAGTACGATCCAAGCACCATACACGCTTTAAAACTTCCTTCCAGCCACTCAGCCAACAATTTACCAGGTGCTGTTTTATGGCATTTGCCTCCACCGCATCTTCAGGACCAGTCGCTCGACCGGTTATGCGATTACAAAGTTGGCGGACTTCCATCTCCACCTGTGTCGATGCTGGTGAATACTTTGGAGTATCCATCCATCCGACTTCATCCCTACGGCGGACAGGAATCTGTGCGCCTGGACCGATTCGTTCAGGCCTGCGCCCCAAGCTGTAAAGAAATGGAGGCATGGTAGTCATGCTTGCGGCATCCCTCCGGGCATCCATCTCGGTCTTGGCTGAAATCTGATAACTCTTCAACAACTCAGGGTATCCCCGAGAGTCCAACAACCGATGGTTTAAATGCTCTCGCGTGATACACACAAATGGATACCTACCCTCGTCATATCCAACAGGTTCATGGAAGCCTGCATCTTCCATTTCGTCCGTCCAGCAAGTCTTAATAACGATTGGGCAATCATCCTCGTCCAACTCCTTGCGATAAGTGGTAACAACTCGGATTAACCCCTCATAACTCTGAGTGGAATAATCATTTCCATAGTTAACATTACTATAAGATTCCTCCTCGAAGAAGTCTTTTGCCTTTTCGATAGCTCCATCTATCCATTTGGCATCCCATCCCTCATTCACCTTCTGCTTTAAGGCTTCAGGAGTATAATAATGGATACAATGGATGGAACGGGCGGACTCTAAATCGATTGTATTACTATCCACGATTAATTCACGCCCTAACTCATACGCTTTTACTGCCGGACGATTAACCACCATCTTTTCGGTGGGTATTTCTGTCTCTCCCGTCTTGCGAAGTTCATTAAGCATCTTCTTGACCCGTCTCTTCTTTAACTTTGGGAACATCGGATAGAACATTTCCTCGACTCCCTCCTTCATCTCGGGATCTTCAATCGCCATTGCCAGTTCGGGCGATTGCTGGGCAATTTCTTCCAAACTTAATGGCTCAAACTTACGAGTCTTCTCCTGTTTCCAGTAAGTACCAAAGAAAGTCAGTCCATTCTGTAATAAATAATTAGCTCCGATGGCTGATTCTCTCATCAGTTCATCCATCGTACCCATTCGCCACTTTAAAAATTCACTTACCAGCTTGGCAGATGCTATGTCACCGCTCTCCACAGGCGCGGCCACCAGGTTTGCCTGTGTGAGGGCCTGCGTGAGAGTCGCGACATCCCCATCGATCAATGGGTTTATAACATTGGGGTCCAAGTCGGATGCGCCATCAAACGGAAAGGCTTCAGGTCCACTTTTCTTACCATCACCCGTCTTGCCTGCCCATTCGTTGAATCGAACCTCCCGAGCATCCTCTGCCTTGTCCATCCATGACGATAGATTTGCTTTTGCCCGTTCAAATTCATGCTTTAATTCATCAACATCGGGCTTTTCTTCGTATAATTGTACTTCGTTTTCCATTTTTCTAAACTTTCTAGTTTAACATTTTATTTCTTAATTTATCCAAGGCTTGTTGCTCGATTCGTTGGAGCGATGTAAACCCTATCCCCACAAATTCCGAAATCTCCTGTAAGGTTAATGGTTCAGGCTCCTCACCGCTGGCTAAGGATTCAATCCCCCGCTCGATAACCATCTCCCGAAGCATCATATCGATCCTCCGATCCTTATCTCCCGATGTCTCACACCAATCGGTACAACTCTTCATTGCCTTCCACCTTTTTGACTAAAACCATGCTTTTTGGCCGGTGATTATCCTGTGGCCTCTTCACGCAAATCCCAATGCCTTCACGATCCTTAAAGTATATACGCATTAAACGAGGGTTAGGGACTGGTCCAAGCACCCTTGCCTCCTCGTACTTGGGTAATTCAGGCACAACCTCCTCCTCCTTGGGCTGTGGGGGAGGCTCAGAGGGCTTCATTTCCTCCTTGTATACCTTTTGTACTGTTGCCCGACTAAAGCCCACTAGCTTCGCTACTTCGGGCCATGTATTCCCAGTCTCCCTAAGCCAAACAATTTCCTTACGATGCCGAGGCATCACCTTTTTAGATTTCATAATTTAATAACTCCCCCCGCCTGAAGGTAAAAAACTCTCCTCATCATGGTACTCGAAATTCCCGATTGAAAAATACCTGGCACAGTCCACAAAATCTTTAGGGGCAGACTTTAAATCCCCAGGTATATATGCCTGCATACAGCTAATTAAATTCTGACATTCATCCGAGAACATCAATCTAGGCTTGTTATCCAAATCCATAGGTCTGTCCCGATCCCATGCCAGTAAATTATTAATCGCCTGTAAGCCCGTCTCGATGTCCAAAGCCTCAGCCGGTTCAACGATGATATCTTCATCCGCTAAATCATCTATGATATTAGAAGATCCTTCCGACTTTTGATAACTTGCCGCTCCTAACCTCGGGTCGATGATTCGTACAACCTCATTATCCCCACATATCTTTTCCATCCTCCTGATCTCATCCGCATAATCCTTCAATCCGTACCCATTCGGTTGGGCGGCCTCACCGGCTGTCATCTTGTCCTTAGTCAGATCAATCCATCCACCCCATGTGTCAAAATCAGGAAACTCCTTAACCGCCCAGGCGACTCCATGTGCATCGATTGCAAACAATACCATCGTCCAGGGCTTTGCTCCAGCAGGGTCGATGCTCAGAACGAAGTTGGCATCCTCAAAGTCGGGTAACTTTTCTGCCTGTACGAAGTTCTTATCCGTAAGATTAGGAAATATTGCCCGACTTTGACGAACTGGCACTCCATAAGCCCGGCAAAGGATTGTTTCCCTCTTCTCACCCTCCAATTGGTTTTTCATTGCTTCCCATCCGCCAAAGGGGTTCGCCGCTGTATGGAAATACACCACCGAGCTGGCTTTGCGGATGGGCTGTTGGACAAGGGGAACCTCTTCGCCGTCCAGGAGGTCAGCCTTTGCCGATTCAACTGTCCTTGCGCCTGTGAGCATACTTTTTACTACCGAGTTCCAGCCGTCTACGGCGGTGAAGCTGATAATTCCCTTGGAATTTCTTGTTACTGTCCGAAATCGAAGTGTATTTACCCAAGACATGGGTATAAGTTCATCTGCCCAATATCCGATGTTATGTGTGCCATTAACAGGGTCTTGCGGTGAGCCGATCTCTCCACCTTCGATTGTGCTGATGTCCTGCGACCAGTTGCGAAAAATGCACTGACTTCCGTTCGGTAGAGTGAACTTTTGCGAGGTAAAGCCATTTTTAAGCGACCACATCACATATCCAACCTTACCCCTGCCTAACGATTTTAACTCTTTTGGGAGAGCGTCGTAAACGAGCTTCTGCTGGAATTGGATCGAATTGGCCGATGTTTCTGTAAGACACCAAACAATAGTGCCAGGGTTCTCTACGAGGCATTGAACTACACGCTTGGCCGCCCAAAAACTCTTACCCGCACGATTTCCGCCCATAACGAGGATTTCCGAATGAGTCTTTAGTTGATCGTCCGCTCGCTTCCAGGTATCCAACTCAAAGCCATGCCGATATGGATCATCTTTTTCCTTGGCTATCGCTTCCTCACGCTTCTCCCAGTATGCGAGGATCTTCTCAGGCGACATCCTCAGCATCTCGGACTTGCTGAGAGGCGGGATGGCGGGATGCGGTGACCAAGTGAGAGGCATGGGCTAATGATAACAGATTATCGATAGTAGGTCACCTCGGGTGGGGCAATTTGTCAGAATTTTTTTATGAGCCTCTATCGGTCGGCGGTGATCGGGGGGCAGATTTTCAGACCCCCCTCCCCCCCCATCTGAGCCTAAATT